TTTGCGATTTTTCTGGGTCGAAGTTATGAATATACATTAAGCAATTCTCAATTCCGTCTGATATCATTTCTTCTTTATATGAGTAACCAGAAAAGTTTGGTTTGGTTGCAAGTCTAGTTGCAATAAGTAGAATGCACTTTCCAATGTATTCTGGTACTTGTGGGTTTTTATCTCCAGCGTCTTCAGCTTCCTTGCATAGAGCTTTGTAATCTATCAAGGCAGCAAGTAAATCTGGATTATTGACATAATTTCTTTTTCTTGCCATTAGTATTTCCTTATGTTGGAATTTTTAAAGGTTAAATTATAACATGTTTTATACAATTTGTCAACCTTTATGTTCATATTTGAAAAAGTTGCATTATTTTTAAAAAAAGGGTTGACAACTACTAAAAAGCGTGGTATAATAAGGTTATCAACCTTTAAGGTATCTAATAAACTATATCTCTACAGTGTAAATCTTATAAGGGAACTCTTCAGCTCCGTAGATTTCAATCCTCTTCTTAAAGTGCTTAAGAGTATAGTTCTCAAAGCTTCCAATAGATAAATCATCAGTAATATCATACAGAACGGCCTCGGTCGAGTCGTCAGCTTTTCTCAATGTTCTACCGATAGATTGAAGTACTTTGATTTCACTCTTCGAACCAGTAGCAAATATCACATTATCTAATCTTTTCAAATTAACACCGGTGGAGAAAACTCCGTAAGAAGCAAGTATGTCGTGCCTCTTTTCAGAATCATTCTCAACTAAGTGTCGTATATCTTCACGTTCAGTTCCTTTGGTCCCACCATATATAAAGTGGAGCTCTCTTCCTTCTTTGCGAAGCAAAGGTTCTAGAACTTTACCGTGTTTTTCTACAAGGTCAAATAGAATCAAATTATTCTGACCTTCTAAACTATGTACGAGATTCTTAATAAAGTTATTTCGTTTCTCGTTATTGACAATAAACTCTCGTTCAGCTGGCCACTTTTTAGTTCCATCCAAATTTTTGAGAGCGTCTTTGAATTTCTTTCTTGTATCATTACTATGAGATAACACAATTGCTTTGACTTTAAAATCGGCAACCGTTCCTTTATCCATAAGCTCTTTTGTGTTTACGAATCGTTTGACCTCACCAAAACAACCTTCAAGTACTAACCTATGAGTTTTACTTTCTGATGATTTAAGAGTACCTGTAAATCCGTGTCTGTACTCACAGTCAGTTAATGATTCCATAATCTTAGTTAAGCTCTTTGCTTGGAACGTATGTGCTTCATCTCCAAGTACAACTTTAAATTGGTCAAACCAATCTTTCTTTAATTTAATAAGTGATTGCCACGTCGATATAACAATCGGTGAGCTTGTGTTCTTATCAACTCCACCTTGTATTGTATAAATGTCGTTTTCATCACAGCCATAATCTATAAAGTCACCTTTCATTTGGTGTACTAGAGAAATAGTTGGTACGATAATAAGTGTTCGATGTCCAAATGCTTGGAAGTAATGTTGTTGGATAAGATAAATGATTAACGACTTACCAGATGAAGTCGGTGATAAACTGAGCGATCGCCTTTTGCGTAAAGCATTCAGTACATATTCTGTTTGATAATCACGAGGCTTAAATTTGCAATTAATTTCTTCTGCTAATTGCGTTGGATAATCATCATCAAATTCTTCATCTAATCCAATGTGGTCTGGTGCAGATAAGAAATATCTGCGGTCGTCGCAAAACTTTTTAATGTGTGGATATAAACCAACATATGTAATTGGTCGCATTGGTTGGAATAATCTTATAATTCCGTCCCATACTCTATTTTTATAAGCAGGAACAAATTGATAACCTTCAGGCCTAAAACTAAATTGCTCAGCTAATTCCATAAGTGTGCCGCTGTCTGCAACAACTTTCATGTGTACCGAATTAATAGGCTCTAGGGTTATCTGTTCACTCATAATTTAATTGCTAATACTAACAATATTGCTGTCAATAATATATTTGTAAAGAATATACCAATAGCTAAAATTGTATGGTACCAAATCCACCTTGTCTTGTATGCATTTTCAATTGTAATTTCTTCTGGGTCAACATCATCTTTCATTACATCGATGACTTTTTTTTCTTTTTCTTGAGCTTCTTCGAATTGTCGATTGGCTTCGTTCTGCCAACCCCATTCTAAAAACTTATCCCACCAATTCATTAATAATCACCAGCTTGGAATTTCAAAATATCAATCATATTTTTAACTATAAAATTTCTGCTATGTATTGTACGAACGATATTTTCAAGGTAGTCTGCATTAGCTGAATGATAGTCAATGGTCAAACTCAATTTAATAATATCTTTGTCGCTCTGTATATATTTATCGACCTCGTTACGCAATACTTTTTTCTGATATGGCTTCCAGCCTTGCTCTTTTAAATCTTCTTCAGCCATTGAGCCATCGTAATACTCACGCTTAAGAGCTTCAAGTTGTTTATAATCGGCTTTTAATTTTTTGACGCGAAGTACTTCTTTGTAATAAAGATTGTAGTACTTGCTGTGTAGTACGGGAATCTTTTTAGATTCTCCAACTAAATTTGTTTCGTCGATAGGAGCATCTTGTGCCCACATTTGACTTATATCATTCGTATCCATAGCAAAACTCGTTGTTAATAATAAATGTATATTATAACAGGTATTGTGCGGTTTGTCAACCTAATTTTTTAATATCAAATGCATCGTATCTCATAGTCACTGTAGCTTCTGGATAGATAACATCTTGGTTTGATAAGTCTAAACTCACTGGAGTTAAACCAATCGGCATTGCATTTAAATATGTAACTTCAAGATTTGGTTGTTTGTGAGAGTTTAATATCAGTACTGATATATCTGATGTATCGCCATCAGCACTATCTTTTAGTTCGTCATATTGGTCCAATGAATCTGGAGAACCAATACCTTTTAACCAATCATAAATTTCTCTATAGTTCTTCATATCTTCATCAATAATAAATGTCAAATCTAAATCAGCATATGCTAAATGGTCACCTACTGAATAGTAAGCACGCAAAGGCGTATCAGTTTTAGCAGCGTTTGTGGTAACAGATGGCAACAGAATTTTATTAGAGAAAAATTCTACATTCGGTAATCGTTTGAAGATTATTTTAAATCCTGCGCTCGATAAATAGTTATTAATCATACAATAAATTCCAATGATTGTTTATTATACTATTTATACGAGGCGAACTATATAATGTTTTCAAAACCCAACAACCTTACCTTCGAGCTAGACACAGCTGATTTATCTATTAATCACATAAGCGAGCTTTATAAAACATTTTTCCAAACACGAGATTACGACTGGTGGTATGAGATTTTACCAGAGGATGTTGTAGTTGACATCGGTGCAAATATTGGAATGTTTTCAGCCAAAGCTTTAGACGCTGGTGCCAAAAAAGTTTTTATGATTGAGCCAAATCGTAATTTACTTAAAACTGCTATTAAAAATTGCTCTGAAACTTACATCGGCCAAATGCAACATGAACTTCCAAAACTTATGCCTATCTGTGCAGCTATGGGAAAAACTGAAGTTGACCTTAGTGGCTGTTATGGAAAACCTGCAGAAGGCACAAAAATTATGTCTTTAATGGAACTCATTGACTATAACGACATTGACCATATTGATTATCTCAAGGTATCAGCTAATGGTGCTGAGTTCAATATACTACATGAAGATAATTTAGATTTTCTTGGTACGCAAGTAAGATTTATTGCGGTGAGAGTTCATTGGGAAGCTTTCTACGGTAGCGATCAACGCTTTGAAAACTGGAGAGATACTGTTGTTAAACCATTTATTGATATGGGTAGAGTTTATTTACAAGACAACAGTAACTTTGATAAGATGTTTGCAAAAAACTGGAGAGAAACTCTCCCCAGGTCATTTATGCTTTATATTAAAAATTGGTAGAATTACCAGTTGTGAACAACGTTAGCCATAATAAAGAAACAAGTTAAGAAGTTAACTCCAACTATAAGTGTTCTTAATAATGCAACGTAGTTGTCATAAGGCTCAGTCTTGTCGTCAGAAAAACCACCTAGAGCATATTTCCAAATAGTCCAGAGCTTATTCATATTGGTGTACGAAAGTTTTGTCTGTGTCAATTCCTGCTGTATAACATGCTTTGCAGAATTGTCCTGCACCTTCTACATATCCATATCGCATATCAATATGAGTATCTTTAGTGTATTCAGTTTCAATGCCACACATGTTGCATGTATCTTTTTCAGTATTATTGGTATTCATTTTGTGCTGCCTCTATAAAAAAGTCTAATGTATCTTCTGTTGAACCAAAGTCCGCAATAATATATTCGCCTTCAGCTCCGGCTGGAGTAGTTTCAAGCTCTGGATATTCTTTTTGCCATAATTCAAATAACTGTTCCATGGATAGGCCCTTAACTCCTTTTCTACTAAAGTTTACTTTCAATGTAGCCTCAGGCCCATCGACAGTGTAGTTAACATGAAAATTATATTCTGTACCAGCTAATCGTTTTGTTTGATATACAGTGCCAGCTGAATTTGTTGTAGTTGCCGTAGTTACTTGTTCAAGCTCAGGATGTGACGCCCAGAATTTTTTCTCTTCGGCTACTGGGTTGATTTGCTCTTTTTTCCATTCGTCATGCAAACTTGATAGAGTTTGTTTAACCCACAGCTCATCGTACATTCCTTTAATTTTATTTAGCTTCGGTTCGAGTACATTGATTCTCTGAGATTCTGTCGCAGCTTGAACAGCTTCAATAGCATCACGGCCTTCAGTAAACCTTTCTAGATTTCTGCCGATAATGATAAGGTCGTCAATATTAACATCTTTATCTTTAAGATGGTCGAGGCATCTGTTTTTAACACCTTTGCCATCGTATATTGGCTTTATAGTGTTATCAAATTTTCCGTTTGGATAATAACCATACTGGTAATATCCAAGTGTTTTCATAAACTCTGCTGAGTATTTCATAGTATCTCCATTATATAAGTTTTAAATCACTCAAGAATTGCTTTTTAGGAGTTGCTTTATTCCAAAAATCCAAGTCCTTTTCAGCTTGCTTGATTTGTTTTTCCAAATTCAGAATCTCTTCTGATGTCAAATTAGAAAATGGTATTGCTAATAGTCGGTCGACCAGAGCTGTTGCTTCTGGTATGATATTTTTAATGTCATCGCCGATTTGCTTTTTGTTCTTATTTTTAAATGTGATTTTATCGTCAAGTACAAGTTGGATAAACTCCATCTTAATTTGTAGCCATATTTTTGCTGCTTCAAATGATGCAAGGTTCTTGTCGATACGCTTCTGCAATACGCCGAAACGATAATCACAAAAGTCTTTTACCAACTCACGAACATCATTGTACTCTCGTAATTTACCATCTTGGTCAATCACAGTACAATTCTGGCTGAGTACTTTTGATAGCTTAAACTTAGAAATTATTTTAGCATCATTCCATTTTGCTGATGATGCAAGCTTGAGTTTAACTGTAAACTTGAAGCCACTCTTATCACAAAGGTCTTCGTAGGATACTATATCACCGTCGTCCTCAAGTTTATCTAATACCTTTACGTACCCTTCTCTGTCTAGTCCATAGGGTACTTCAGTGATTGTAAGTTGTGTCTTAGATGTCTTCTCATAAACACCAAATACGGTATATCGCTTAGGCTCGAGTGGGTCTTGTTCAACTGTGCCATCGAACTCTGGGAATTTTACCTTAATAGTATCTGGAGCAATTTTATTTGTTCGTAAATATTCAGCACAAGCTTCAGCTAAACTTTCTGGACAATGTGGTAGAATATTTGTAGCAAAACCAGTCGCAATACCCTTAGTGCCATTTGCTAATACTAATGGGATAACTGGTAAGTAATGAGCAGGTGGCTCATGCTCTGGGTCCTCATGTACTGGACTCAAATCTACATCTTTAATGTACTTATTAAAATTATCATGTAGTCGAGTATAGACATAACGAGGGGCACCGGCGTCTTGGATTAGTCTTGTACCAAAGGAGCCTCGGCCTTCAACTAAGCAAATGTTGTTATTCCAAGTCGCGGCCATGAGCTGACCAGAACCGGCGGCGCTCCCCTCGCCATGATTGTAGCCGTAGTCTGATATAATACCAGAAACAGCGGAAACTTTTTTGAAATCTCTTTTTGTGTTTTGAATGCTGGAGTATAAGTAAAACCTTTGTACAGGTTTGAGTCCGTCAATCATATTTGGAATCGCACGATTTTCAACGGTGTACATTGCAAATGATTTCCACTCTCTCGCGGCAACATTTGACAATGGGTAATATTGGTTACCATCATTAATATAGTTTGTTAAATCACTCATGCGAACATAAACTCCTTTCTTAAATTACTATCTTTACCAAACATCATTTGGAAAAGTCCGGCATCGTCTACTGAAACAGTATCGTACCTTGGTTGGTTAATTATAACATCATATTCTTCTTCTGTCAACGAACCAAGCCCTTTGATGTAACGATGTTTCCAATTACCATTTTTCTGCTTGAACTCAGATGCGTCTTCGTAAGTATAGAACCACTCAACTTTATCTTTAAATGTAGATATCATAATTGGAGTACGAGTAATTTTTACTCTGTGCTCAGTAAGTAGTCGTGGCCAGAACTTATAAAAGAATGCAATCAACAGTGGACTGATGTGACCAATACCATCGTGGTCGGCATCAGTTAATGTAGCAATATGTTTATATGATATATTGTCAACACTGTCTGGATCGTTGATGTCAAGTCCTAGTACGGCCACCAATTCAGATAGCTCTTTGTTCTTTAAAACATCTGCAGGTTTCATATCCCAAGTGTTCATAATAACACCACGCAATGGGAATGCTCCAACCTTGTTTGGGTCCCTTACCTTTAATAAGAATCCCATAGCTGAGTCACCCTCAACAATCTTCAATGTAGCATCATCTTTATTTGCAGCAATATGTTTTGCAACTTTGACTTTACGTAATTTCTTTTGAGCCATTGTTGCAGCACGTTTGTCAGCTGCCATTTTCTTAGCAAGTTGAGCTTCGATGATTGGGTCAATGATAACTGGTGTATTCAGTATCTTACGAGCAAGGAAATTATAATCCTTTATGTCACATGTTTCTAAGTGAGCTCTAACCTCAGCGAGAGAGTTAGTTAATCTCTCTTTTGTTTGTGAGTCAAATTTTGGATTCACAAAGTTTCTTGCGAACATTACGAATGTAAGTCCACCTTTAATAGTTGTCTTTGCAACTTCAATTTTATGTTTACGTTTGATAAGCGTAATCAGCTCATCAACAGTGTTGTTAACAAGATGCTCTACATAGATTCCACCTTGTCGTGTGTTAACACCGTTTATATAAGAGGTAGTTCTAAATCCATCTTCAGATGGTGCAAAGAAGAATGACAGATTGTCACTCTTGTCAATAACTGTATCTTCACTATATTGTAAAGCATATTTCTTTAAATCATTTATTGCTATTCTTTTGTTGTTAAGCGAGAAACGAATTTCTGGAAACGACATCGATAAAGATATAAGTCTGTCTTCCAACAAATCCAACGTGCATAAAGCTTGTAACGAATCAACCTCAAATAAGCTGAAGTCTGGGCTGAAAGAAACTTCCGTTCCACTTCCTGCTCTTTTCTTTTGTTTGACATTTATTGTATTGCCCCCGTCTGTACATGTTACTTCTAGTAAATTGCCACCAGACCAAGTTTTACCTTGGAATGATGTAGATAAAAAGTTGGTTGCTGCTGAACCAACACCGTTAGTACCAATAGTCACCCTTTCATCATCAAACGAAGTACCAGCATTGACTCTTGTCCAAGCTGCAACTGGTCTTTGTATATTTTTGCCTGATTGCTCATCGTGGATTTTATCGTGAGGAATACCACGGCCATTGTCAGTTACTGTAATTGTATTTGTTGCTTCGTTAACAGTAACATTAATTTTGTTTGCCTTTTTAAAATTAGTACGAATAGCTTCGTCGATAGCATTATCCAAAATCTCATCAATCATCTTGGTGAGAGCAGGAACATACTCTACAGCTTTCCATTCGCCTAATACAAAACGCTCAATGGACTCTTTAGAGCTTGAGCCCATGTACATACCAATACGCTCTCGAACATGTTGTCGAGCCGTCAGTATTCTAAATTCTTCTTGTTTTGCCATTAAGCAGCCTCACGAGTGTTTAACCACTCTGTTAGTTCGTCATTGCTATGACAGAAATCTCCGTCTTCCATAAGAAACTCAACAGAGTAGTTCTCACGGTCCATATAGCCTTCGCCCATAGTCCAAGTCTCGATTTTCTCGAGAATCTCTTTACGCATCCAACCATCTTCACGATTGTCAGTGACTTTCATGAAAGTTGGAGTTTCGCCCATAAGCGAAAACTCAGTAATAGTTTCCCAGTCTTCGCAGACTTTCTCGTTGAAGTCAACAACTTCCACAACAGTGATGTACTCACGAGTGTGGTCATTATTAGTTGTGATGTGAGGTGAAACAGCATTAACCACCGCATCCATATCAACATCCGCACCACAGTTAGGCAATACATAAGTAGAGCCACCCTTAGGCTTCCAACCATCTGGGCATCGACCCTGGCCATCCCAGTCCCAAGCCGCATAGTTTTCGAGATATTGTGTGTGGATTACTAATTTTTTCATGTTGTTTACCTTTTCCATTAATTTAATATGAGACTATTGTAACACGTTCTTTTCGATTTGTCAACCCTTTTTGGTAAAAAAGTTGAAACAATTTCAAATTAGCCAAAGCCAGGGATTGCTCCAAAAGTCTCAGTGAGATGCTCTTGGGCATCTCGTATTTCAAATAAGTCAACCTTAAGCTCAGATAGCATAGCAAGAGTTTCTTTTGAGAAATGCTCTTTACCAAGATGCTTGTTAAGAGTTAGCATAGCTGCCTCTGCATCTCGGATTGCTTCAACCTTTGCTTCAATGTTTTTAACTACGTCCATTTTTGAACTCCTCAGTCCATGCTGTAAAAATTTCAAATGCTTCGGCTTTACTGAGCCCAAACATATCTTGTAGAGCTTTAGGAGCACCGAACATGTTAATTGTTCCACTTGCTCTTAAGTCATCTAATACTTTAAAATACTCTTCTAACTTCATTTTTGTTCCTCGTACGCGTACATGTATATATAAGGTACATTCATTTTTAAGAGATTTTGAGGAAACAGTGGCTTCCATTTCTGAAGAAAGCACCAACTTCGTCGAATCCCATTAGAACACATCCATCAAGTGGGTCAGTACCAGTTTCGTATTCCACGAGCTCAAACCCTGCAGGAATAGAACCAGTAAAGGTGTTCATGTTGATTTCAATAATTTCAGTTTTCATCTAAAAAATCTCTCTTGTTTGATTTGATGGTACCATTCTAACACAACAATTCCAAATTGTCAACAACTTTTTTCATTTATTTTTATATTATTTTAGAATATACATATAACCAATGGTTCTAATCAATTTGCAGAAAAAGGTTGACAACAACTACAAACTGTGTTAGAATCCTCTTATCAACTTTAATGGTATAAAGGAAATACAATATGAAAGTAAAACTTATCTCCCACTCACAAGCTCCAGATTTCAATGAGTCAGCTCTTGATTTAGTAGCTTATTGTGCACGGGTAAGTAACCCATCTAATCAGAATAATAAAGAAACGAGTGAAAAGCTTGTTAAGTACCTTATTAAACATAAACATTGGTCACCCTTAGAAATGGTGTCAGCATGTTTAGAAATCGAAACAACTCGTGACATTGCTCGTCAAATCTTACGACATAGGTCATTCTCATTCCAAGAGTTCAGCCAACGATATGCAGACCCTACTGACGATTTATCTTTTGAAATACGAGAAGCTCGTTTACAAGACCCTAAGAATAGACAAAATTCTATGAGTATAGATAAAGACAACGAGCAACAGAGGCGAATCGCTGAAGAATGGCGAATGAGGCAGATGGCGCACGTACGAGAAGTCAAAGAACTATACAAATGGGCGATAGATAAAGGTATCGCTAAGGAGCAGGCACGTGCAATACTTCCAGAGGGAAACACCATCAGTCGTATGTATGTTAATGGTACCCTTCGTAGTTGGATTCATTTTATTGAGCTACGTAGTGGCAATGGTACTCAACTTGAACACATGGAAATCGCAAGAGAATGTGCAAGAGTAATTGCGAACATTTTCCCTTTAGCTAACGACTATATTGAAAATAATTAAACTTTTTTCACAAAAAGGGTTGACAAACGATACAAAACCATGTACAATAGACCTATAAATTAATGGAAAAAGGAAATACTATGAGAAACGACATGATTGAAAAAGGTGACACAGTACTATTCAAACTGAATGGCGACCGATGCAGAGCATTTATACAAGAGCTTAGCATTGATAGCATGAAAGTTAAAGTAATTGAGAAAAACTTCGAAAGAAGCCTTTGGGGTGACTTTGAAGAATTTGAAATGGTCATCAACGAATCTGAGTTTGATAGTGTTGAACTTGAAATTTGGGCTGATGGTAGAGGCTGTGACAACTCTGCAATCGGTGTGAGCGGATGCCACGAACCATGGAAATGGGTGTGGATTGAATCTTCTCAAGTAGCTTAAGGAAAAGGAGAAAAAAAATGAGCTGTTTACATAATGATATGATACTCGAAAATATGGCTGACGAAGTATCTGAAATGACAAATGCTGAAATTGCGTTTGAACTCGGCCAACCGTGGAGGGCATTAGCACTAAGGTCTAATGCGAGAGAGCAACTAATCGAAGAGTTAGTTAATCAGAGGCTTGACCTCATAGGAGGGCCTCATGGTTGATTATTACAAAGAATTTGGTTTGAAGGAAGATGCATCTGAAGCAGAAATTAGAGCTGCAGTAGGAGCACCTTCCAACGAAGAAGAAGACACCTGTATGTGCGGTGAATTATTATCTAATTGTGAGGACGCATACACTCACATGACTCACGGAGTTTAATATGAAAGAGAAATTTATTGAAGCAGCAAAAGATGCTGGATTTGGAATAGCACTTGTTGCTGGAATTGGAGCCACATTCGCTGGGCTCATCTTCGCTATGGAAGCTGTAAACATGACAAAAGATAGCATCAGGTTAATGATTGCTACTCCTTTGTTCATTTATTTTTGTTGGGCATTTGGTGGATTAACTAGGTCTATTCTTAAAAGAGACTAAAAGTTATATCCTTATTCCAAAAAATTATAACAAAAAGGTTGACAAATACAAAACAACCGGTTATAATAGTACTCATAAATTAATGGAAAAGGAAACTATATTATGAATTATAAAGTGAAAGAAAGCTACACAAACGGTGGCACATCTCTACAAGGTTACATGACAGCATCTTACGATGCTCTCGTGGAAGCATTCGGCGAACCTCAATACACTGAAACATCAGGCGACGGAAAAGTCGATGTTGAGTGGAATCTTAAAATCACAGAGCCAGACTTTGGCGAAGAGCACGAAGTTACCATTTATAATTGGAAAGATTATGATGGTGGTCTTACAGCTCGAACTCA